GATCGCGGTCATCGTGCCGTTCCCCGACAACGTCCTGGCGGACGTGAAGGTCGGCCTGTGGGGGCAGGTCGAGCCCCTGGTGTCCGAGGCCATCGCCCGCACGCTCGACGCCGCGGTCTTCTTCGGCACGAACGCGCCGGCCACGTGGCCGACGAACCTCGTCGCCGCCATCGCCGCGGCGAACACCGATGTCACCGAGGGCAGCCTCGCCGCTGCCGGCGGGTTCATGAACGATATCGACAACCTCCACGCCGTCGTCGAGGCGAGCGGCTTCGAGGTCAACGGGTGGGCCGGGCCGGTCTCCCTGAAGTCGAAGCTCCGCGCCGCCCGCAGCTCGGTCGGTGAGCGGCTCGACAAGGACAGGGTCAGCGGTGACCTGAGGACGATCGACGGCTTCCCGGTCGCCTACCCGATGAAGGGCCTGTGGCCGGTGGCCACGGTCGGTGCGGGCGCCGGTGCGGCCGACGGTGTCCGGATGATCGGTGGCGACTGGAGCGAGTTCGTCGTCGGCGTCCGGCAGGACATCCAGATGAAGGTCCTCACCGAGGCCGTCATTCAGGACAACACCGGGGCGATCGTCTTCAACCTCGCGCAGCAGGACATGACCGCGGTCCGGCTCACCTTCCGGGTGGGCTGGCAGGTCAGCAACCGGATCAACAACCAGCAGCTGATCGAGGCCAGCCGGTACCCGCTCGGCGGCATCTTCGTGACGGGCACCTGATGGCTGCCGCCCCGAGGACGCCTCGGGCCCGCTCTGCCGCCGCCACCAAGGCGGCGGTGGAGCCCGCCGACGAGGCCATGGACACCGCCGCGCCAGAGGAGGCTCCCGCCCCCGAGGTGGAGCCCGTCGACCAGGGCAGCGAGCAGCCGCGGCGCCGGCCGTGGCGGTTCGTCTCACCGCTCGACGGTGCGCCGCTCGGTCGCGCTCCGGGGGTCGCCACCACCACTGACGGCGCGCCTGCGCGCACCCGCCGTCTCGGACCCGCAAGGAAGGACATCGTCCGGTGACCGACCCGTACAGCCACAAGACGCTCGACGTCGCCACCAAGGCGCCCGCGACGCAGGTCATCGAGACCTACGTGCAGCCCGTCGGCACGGCCGGGAACGACCTCACCACGATCATCGGCACGGCGGAGTTCGCCGGCACGGTGACCGCGGTGGAGTACATCCCGGGCGCCGACATCACCGGTGCCGCCACCAACCACCGGTCCGTGACCCTGACGAACAAGGGCGCCGCCGGGAACGGCACGACCGCGGTGGCGACCCTGACGTTCGACAACGGCGTGAACGCCTCGGACTTCGACGCCAAGGCCATCACCCTCTCCGCCACCGCTGCGAACAAGGTCGTGGCCGCCGGTGACGTCCTGTCGTGGGCATCCACCCACGTCGCGAACGGCATCACCGACCCGGGCGGCATCGTCCGCGTCGTCATCACCCGCAGCTGACCGAGTCTCCTCACCCCGCCCTGCCCCTCCGACGGGGCGGGGTGAGGGGCACCGCCACTGCGTCGGCAGGAGGTACCGATGGCTTCCTGGGCGACCGTCACCGACGTGCAGGACGTCTACGAGCAGACGGTTCCGTCCCGCACCCAGGCGATCCTCGACCGGGCGGAGCGGCGCCTCGCCTCCCTGGTCCCGCGGATCGCTGAGCGGATAGCCCTCGCCTCCACCCACGCCGAGTACCTCGACCCGCAGCTCGTCACCGACGTCCTGGTGGAGTCGGTGTGCCGGTCCCTGCGCAACCCGCGCGGGCTGACCTACGAGGCCGCCGGGGAGTACAGCTACCGGCTCGCCGACGGCTCGCCCGGTGGTTGGTTCACCGAGGAGGAGTTGCAGCTCCTGCGACCCGTGCCCGCCGGGACCGCATGGTCGCCGGTCGGGACCATCCAGCTCGGGGTGTCCCCGCTCGCCGCGGAGTACCCGCGCTGGCCGGAGACCACCCCCGACGTCCTCGCGGAGGACGGGCGGTACAGGCCGTGAGCCTGCTCGACTCGCCTCCGGATGCGATCCAGGTGTGGCCCGAGATCGAGACCACCGACGCTGACGGGAACCCCGTCTTCGCCCCCGGGCCCACCCCGGTCACCGTGCCCTGCCACGTGCAACCGGTCTCCGGCGAGGAGGACGGCGACATCGTCGGGCAGTTCGTCGCCACCAAGTACCGAGTCATCGCCCGGAGCTTCCCCGCAGGCCCGTTCGCCTACGTCGTGTGGGACGACTCCACCTGGGACGTGGACGGGGAGCCGATGCGCAGCGGCAGCTCCGAGGCGACCTCACACGTCACCGTGATGCTTCGCGATCGTCAGCCGAGGGTGGTGTGACATGGCCGTCGCTCGCCCCATCCCCAGGTCCGGCCACACGCAGGTCTATCCCTGGTGCGACGAGTACATCGCCCACATGGTTGGCGTGAAGGGCGCCGTCCGGGCGCACGCCCAGGCTGCCGCCGCTCGGGCCTCCGCCAACCTGGCCGCCCACCGTCACGCCGGGCACTCCCGGATCACCACTCAGCGGGGGATCACCGACGTCCTGGTCACCCTCGACGACGACCGTGGCCAGCGCGCCGCGCTCTCCATCGAGTACGGGCGCAACGCCTACGTGACCGCCGACGGCCGCGAGGTCGGCGCGATGGAGGGCCTGCGGGTCCTCCGAGGCGCGTTCGGGGTGTGACCCGGTGGGCATGCCGTACGTCAACGGTCTGCTCATGGCGATCCTCCGGCCTGCCCTCACGCCAGTTCAGGTCGGTACGAGGTACCCGGCGGACCTGGTCGCCCGACTGCCCTACCTCGTGGCCAGGAACGCGCCGGGCGGGGAGGCCGTCGACCCGAGGTTCGACACCGTCCGGGCGGTCGTCCAGGCCGACGCCTACGCCGCCACGGCTTCCGCCTCCCACGATCTCGCCTCCGATGCCATGGACGCCCTCGTGGCGGCCTGGCGGGACGCCCGCGTCTACGACCAGGGCCACCTGGCCCGCGTCGAAGTCCTCTCCCTCCCTGCCGAACTCGCCTTCCCCGATGCGCCTTCAGGGCTGGTGCGGTTCACCGCCTCCTACCTCCTCACCGTCCGACCCTGACAGGAGACTCTGATGGCTCTCACTGACTCGGCTGTGCTCGTCCCTGGGGTCGGGCACGTGCTCGCCGGCGCCGTGGACGCGACGAAGCCGGCCCTGGCCGACCTCACGGCGTTCGCGGCGAACACCGCCACCCTGCCGACCGGGTTCACCAACCTCGGGCACACCTCGATCGACGACGTCCTGACCTTCGGCCAGGAGGGCGGCGACACCGAGGTCAAGGGCAGCTGGCAGAACAGCTCCCTGCGGGAGGTCATCACCGAGGCCACCGTCGACTACTTCGTGATCCCCGCGCTGCAGGTCGACAACGACGTCCTGACCCTCTACTACGGCGGCGGCACCATCACCACCGCCAACGAGTTCCACGTGCCGGACTCGCCGGTCCCGCAGGAGAAGGCCATCTGCGTGATCATGCTGGACGGCTCGACGCCCGTGGCCCTCTACATCGCCAAGTGCTCCATCCGGCGCGAGGACGCCCCCGAGTTCGCCACCGACGACTTCACGAAGTGGCCGCTGCGGTTCACGCCGCTCAAGAGCGGCTCCACCGCGAAGATGATCTGGATTGCGGACCGGCTCGGCGCCGCCGCCTGACCCCACCTGACGACCCCGGGCCGGCGACGAAGGCGTGGCGCGCCGTCCCGGGGTCCACCACGCCAACGCCACGCCGCCACGCCGGAGGACCCCCATGGCCACAATCACCCTCGACGACATCCGCCAGGCCATCGAGCGCAAGTACGCACCTGTCGTCATCGAGTTCGGAGACGGCAAGACGTGCACCCTTCGTCAGGCCCTGCGGCTGTCGAAGCAGGACCGGGTGCGTCTTCGGGAGCTGCAGGAGAGCGCCAACACCGATGGCGAGACCGAGGAAGACCTCGAAGCCGTCATGAACGCCCTCCGAGAGATCATCCGGATCGCCGCCACATCCAAGGCGGAGGCGAACGCCCTGCTCAAGGCAGTCGGCGAGGACGAACTCGTGCTCACCGGGATCCTCCAGACGTGGATGGATGACACCCAGGCGGGGGAAGCCTCGGGCTCGGCGAGCTGATCGACGATCACGGCGCCGAGCTGGCCTTCGACCTCCAGCACTACCTGGGCGTGTCCCTCCGGGACGCCGTCGCCGACCTCTGCTCCGACACCCCCCAGTCCAGCCCCCGATGGTGGCTCGCCCTGATCGGTCAACTCCCGATGGACGGTGCCTTCGCCGCCGCCAACCTCGGCAGCAGGGAGCACCGCGACTGGGGGGCAGTCGCGTACCTGCTCGCCGCCCTCCTCGACGCGGTGCAGGTCAACACCACGGTCACCGCCCGCGCTGCAGGCGCGAAGAAGTTCCCCGCCCCAACCCCGGCATGGCGACCCGGCACGTCCCAGCCCAAGCGGCGAGGGACCCCGCTGAGCGCACTCCTGCCGAGTCGGAGGCGCCAGCCGTAGGAGAGGCGGTGAGGGCGTGGCGGGTCCCGGCGGCAAGGAGGTCGGGCGGGTCAGCATCCGCGTCCTCCCGGACACCAGCAAGTTCGCCCGCTCCCTCGGCAGATACCTGCAGCGGATGGAGCACCAGCTCAAGGTCGAGATCCCGGTGGATCTCGACTACGAGAACCTCCCCCGGCAGATCGCCGTGGTGCGGATGCTGGTCTCGAAGGCCGCCAAGGAGCGCGTCGAGATCAAGACCCATGTCGACACTGATGGCCTGGGCAAGCAACTCGACCGCGCCACCAGCGAGGTTAAGAAGGACGTCGACCGGCGCGGCCGGCTCAGCTTCAACCTCGACTTCGACGGCCTCGACAAGATCGCTCTCGGCTGCGGAAGCTCAGCCTGGCGAAGCTGACCCAGCTCAACGACCTCATGGGGCAGATCGGATTCCTCGCTGCCCGCGCTGGGGCCTACATCGTGCTCCTGGGTCCGCCGTTGGTGCTCGCTGCCGCCGGGGCCCTGGCGTTGGCGCCTGCCCTCGCCGCGGCCCTCCCGATCCTCGCTGCCATCGGAGCGGGGGTCGCTGTCGTAGCCCTCGGCGGGGAGAAGCTGGGCAAGGCGTTCGCCCCTTTGAAGAAGGTCTTCACCGACCTCAAGACCGAGATCGGCAACGTCCTCTCGCGGGGGATCCAGCCTCTCGCGAAGACCCTGGCTACCAAGATCGCGCCGGTCTTCAAGACCGGCTTCACGGACATCGCCAAGGCGATCAACGGTGCCCTCCGGGATCTCCTGGAGTTCGCCGCCACGAGCGAGGCGCTCAAGGGGACCCGTCTGGTCCTCGACTCCATCG